GATATTCTTGTGTTTCTCTTCACCAGGCCCACCAAGTAGTTCGTATAGTGAGTTTACCTCATTAGTGTTTTTGTAATAGGTATCGTGATTACCAACCATCATATGTAAGTTGATATTCCTATCTACAAATTGTTTGACAAAACGCTCACGAAAGTCTTTGGCAATTTTATACGAAACAAACTTTCGTCTGTCCATAACATCGCCCAAGTGAATAACCGTATCAATACCATGTTCATCAATATAAGGGAAAAAGGTATTCTCCCAAAACTTGTAGAAGTAGTCGTTGAATGCTAGGTTATCATTGCGAGCGCCGAAGTGTGTATCAGTTATCAGCGCTATTTTCATCTATCTCTTCACCTTCATCATAAAATTGTTCAAGTCCTTTAGGTTCTTTAGACTTCTTTTTCTTTGGTTTATAAACAGCCTCAGCAGGTAGAAAATTCTTCTGAAGATAATCCACATATGCAGTCTGATCCATATCATCACCATCTGCAAGGATGTCAACATTCATGTTCTCAATAATCTTGTGTTTAACATGTTGTTGTTTCTTCTCTTTCTGAATTCTACGAATGAATGCATAGTAGATAATTTGTGTAAAATACGCAAAAGGATTCTTTGACTTCTCTGGATTGAAATTGCTTGCATATTGCAGACAGTTCTCAATACCATCAGAAATCATTTCATCTCTGTAAGTGTAATTGATAAAGTTAGGTCGATAAGACAAATGATTTGCGATTTTAAGGAAACATTCGCCGATGTAGTTGGACACAGGTGGTTGTGGGTCACCCTCTTCTTCTGCCTCTGCACATCGTGCTTTCCATTCCTTCATCGCTTCTAGGAATTCGGCGTTGTTTACATAGTGAACGCCAGTTTTTCTTTTAGCCATAATTACTCCACATATATTGTTGCATATATTTGCAACTATTCATACATAATACTATATCTTGTTATGAATGTCAATAAGCAATTTTTTTTCAAAAACTTATTGACTTTCTCTTGACAAGACGGTATATTCGCTATGCTGGGTTTGAGAATGAGTTAATGTAATAGCTTACTATTAACACTGTATCCTTCAAACATTTCTTCTAATTCTTCATTTTCAATTTCTCTGAGTTCTTTATCAGAAGGTTCTTCTCCAATATCAGAATGCTCAGCGTTCATTCTACCAACACAATATTCATAAAATTTAGATAATCCATAAGAGGCCTCTGCGATTACCATTACTTTATTTTTTTCTAGAAGAAAGACTTGTTCTTCTGCAAAATGAATCCATTTCTGAAGAGATATTGCCTCTTCAATTCCATCATTTGTAACTTTGGGCACAGTGTGAATTTTTAGAGGATTTTCTATTTCATAACTTCTATTGTGTTCACGCTCAACTAGTTTACATACAATCTCTTCACCACTGGACAGTTTTATAATTTTGTTCATTTTATTCTTATCCTGTTTATCTCATAATCAAACTGTTCTTCATTATAGATATTTATCCGTTCCATAAAATGAGATAATGTAAAGTTGCGTTTTGACTTATATGTGAAGTCATCGGCTATATCGAATAGGGTAGCGCTATCTTTACTGTCACTCTTACGCAATCCTCTTCCAATGGATTGCAGTGTTCTAACTCTGGACTTACTTGGACTACTGAACACGATGTTATGAAGATTACGAATATTAATGCCAGTGCTAAAAGTCCCATAAGACGCAATAATGACTGCATCCTTTTCCTTTTCCGTGATTGCCCTGATGTCTTCACGAGTTTTAGTATCCGTTCCACCGAATACATAGAATACTTTTCTCTCTGTTGCATTATTGATTAAGTCGTAAAGAACACTTCCATGTTTCTCTACGAACTGGAATAATACCAGTGTGTTTCCTTTTAAATTGAGAGTCAAGTTTTTAATAAACTCGTTGCGTTTTTCATGTGAAACGATATAGTCCATCTCGTCTTGATAGTTCATATCTTTCACAAGTTTACACTCATGTTCTGGGTATGTCAATACAAGTGATTTGATTTTGAAATCGGCAAGTGTCTTTTTGTCTATCAACTCTTTAGTAGTAACCACTTTATTTAGTGTTCCAAAGAGTCCTTCAAGAACAAGCCTATGCGTCTGCATACCGTCAAGAGTTCCTGTCAACCCAAAACGATATTTACAGAGGTGCAGTTTTGTCAGAATGGATGTGAGAGATTTTGCTTTAAATAGGTGGGCCTCATCTCCGATAATACATCCGAACTGTTCAAAGTAACTTTTAGGGAATTTGTATATTGATTGCCATGTAGAAATAACAACTCTCTTAGATACATCCTTATCATGTCCACTGTAGATTTTTTGCATATATGTTTCCAACCATCCATAGTCAATGAAATCAGAATACATCTGTTCAACTAGAGATGTTGTTGGAACAAGAATAAGAATCTTATCTGTTGCTTCTGGTTCTAAAAGCAACATATAGTAACGCACAAGAATGTAGATTATAAGCGACTTACCAGAAGCAGTAGGACTAAGAAGCAATGCCCGATGGTTTCGGATAGCATACTCAATTGCGTCAACTTGATAGTCACGAGGTTTGATAGATCTTCCACTGGATCGTAGTCGAAGAGATCGTATGAACCCATCAAGTATGGGTCTGTCGATTTGTTTTTCATCCTGTAATTCCTTACTTATTTCATAGGGTTCTTCCCACTCATCAAGCCACTTCTGAAGATAGGGTAAAAGTCCAAGATACAGTTCACCTGTTGCTGGGGAGAAAAGTCTAATTTTCCCATCCCATATTCTATTACGGTATGCGGGCATAAACTTAGCGCCCGGCACCTCAAATGTAAAGTGTTCTGATAAAGCTCTTGCAGTCGATGGTTCTGTATCAACTGTCAAGAAGACTTCATTCTTCTTGGATACTACTGTCACTAAATTGCACCGTCAACAAACTTACGCCACTCAATAGCGTTTTTGATATCCCACCCACGAGATTGTATTTGTTTCAGAATTCGTTCACACGAATCCATGCACATCTTGTAGTATTCTACTTTTTGTTTTGCTTTGATTAAGTCTTCATCAGACTCAAGGTATATAGGAATATCTTGTTTTAGAATTTTATGGTCGAATGGGTTGTCCCGATAAACTTCAGGGTCAGATTTGCCACCATAATATTCCCACTTCTTACGATAGAGAACACGATAGTTCCCCTCATTCATAAGATGAAGTTGTCTGAAATTATTGAATATTGTTAGGTATTTTTGGTGAAGGGATGCAGTCTTTAAAGACTCATCTGCAAGTTCCAAATCATCCATTTTCAAATCTTTTTCAGCAGTTTGCTGAAGTTCATCAAGTGTCATAATATCTCCATTCTATAAAGTGAGCAGTGATTGGTTAGAACTTGCGGTTCTATATTATCTCACTGAGGAGACTCAAAGTTGATTGTTCAAGTCAACCTTATCATCTGCTCATAGTTATTTATAATACTTCAATTTCGTATAAATCGTAATTGAATGTCACTGCCGCAGTAAGTCCGTCAGCCGCTGTATCTTTTGTATCAAACTGTAAACCAGAAAGTGATGTAGGATAGATGTTCCTAAACAACACACGAATTACTGGATTGTTCTTATTTGTCATGATTGTAAGTGTTGCATCACTTGTCAATACATTAGGATTTTTGTTACCCTCTTCCTCTGCAACTGCATCTGCAAACTGTTGTGGGGTTTTGGGGAAACCAATACCTGTCATCCAATCATGGATTTCTCTGTAGTTCTTCAAATTCTCTTGAACAAGAAAGTTCAATTCTAATGGACTGAAATCAAGAGTGTCACCCATAAAAGGCATAGACTTATATCGACTATTCATGATTGCATCACCAGAAAAGGCAATGCCTGGAAGGTTCACTTCAGTTGCAAAATACTGAGTGTTTGGGACTTTGAGAATATCAAACCGAAACTGAGTTGGACGAGCCAAGTCATAGATTTCTGGTTGTCTGTCAATTGCAGTAGTAATCGCCATGGTAGTTTCCTTTTCGTATTACTATTTATAACACCCATAAAAAAGGGGAGTCCGAAGACTCCCCTAAAATCGGTTAGTTACCTAACTCTTTTTGTTGTTACATGATGTTTGTAACTTGAACTCTACGGTAGTAGGTGTTTGCGTTGGCAGTTAGAGCACCTAGTCCAGCAGTTGTTCCTTCTGCAAATGGGTTTGCAGTTAGACCGTAACGAGTCTTGAACCCGATTTTCGGCTGGAAAGTGTTCTCGCCTACTGCACGAACCATCTGTAGTGGAACATATGGGCAGTAGAAGATACCAGCGTCATAAGGAGATGTTCCCTTATAACCTACTGTGTAGTATTGCTTGTCAGCAGTGTTTGCTGAATATGGGTCGATGTAGACTTTGTAGCGTCCGTTAAGAACACCAGCAAATGTGTTACCAGCATCGTCCACATTTAGGTTGTTGTTAAGAGCAGGAGTAACATCAAGCTGTCCAGCCATCTGAAGTGCAGAAGCAACATCAGAAGAACAGATGATTACATTACCCTTACCTCTACGAGTTTCTAGAGCAATTGCGTTTGCATCACGCTCTACTTGGAACATAAGTCCCTTGAACTTCTCAACTGACCAACGGCCGTTTGAGTCAACATCCATGTCAAAGATACCAGCAGTAGCAGTATCGTTGGCAGCACCTTTTTTCGCAGTTGTGTAGATAGTTCTAACAACTTCACGGTTGATTTCTGCAAGAATTTCAGCAGAAAGGATGTTTGCAAGTTCAGTTTCAGCGTCTAGGCCATGGATTGCTTTAAGGTCTTGAGCAAGTTCCATAGTGTATTCCGCTTTTAGAGCACGAGATTTTGCAGTAACAGTCTGCTTCTCGATTGAGAACGCCATTTCTGCGAAAGAGTTACCGGCAGAATCGCCAAGTGCTTCAGCAGCACCAGTTGACATACCTGTTCCGGCAGTGTATGTTGTCGGAGCAGCATCGTTAAGAACTGCTGGGTTAGTTCCGTCATGCTCGCCCGCACCAGAGAAATCAGTATCAGCTTCGTTGTAGAACGCTTCTGTTCCTGTCTGGTTTGTGTAACGAGAACGCATTGCGAAGATTAGTCCAGTTGGGCCAGTCATTGGTTGAACACCAGCGACATCATACGCAATTAGGTTTGGCATTGCACGGCGAACCAGTGAAATTAGGATTGGATCCCAATTGTCAACTGAGTTACCAGTTGCGTTTGTTGGTGCAGCTTCTGAAAGGAAGTTTCTGTCCTCACGAAGTGCTTTTTCTTGGTTTTCTAGGATAACAGTGGTTACAGCCTTACGATAAGAGTCTTTGATCGGATTAAGATCGTTATGCTCTAGGACTGGCTGCCACTTTTCCTGTAGATGTTCTGTTTGGAACATTTCGTTTCTCCTTAGTTGAGTTTTCTAATAATATTTATAATAATTAAACTTTCCGCTTAATTATTCGCTCTTTTAACATTTTTACTAATGGCACTCATATAAGCAGCCATAGCACCAGTTGTATCGTAAGATTCAGAACCATCTGATTCGGAATCTACAGATTCAGCGACAGTTTTTGCTTTCGGGAAATAAGATTCCTTAAGCGTGTCGAGTTTTCCTTTGAAAGAATCTTCATCAGTAAACTCTACATCTTCTGCAAGAGATTTGAACTTCTCGACTTCAGTATCAGCCAAGTCGGAAGAAACTTCTGCGAAGACGCTCTCACGAATAAGTGAGTCGTTCTGCTTCTTAATAGCCGCAGTCTTCTCAATTTGTTCGTTGAGTTTCGCTTCTAGTTCGTCAATCTTTTCAGACTGAGTTCCTAGAATGTCATATTTCTCATCTGGAACATCAATGTAATGCTCTTCAAATAGAGATTTGAGTCCAGAAATGAAATCTTCTGCGATTTCGCCTTTGAGACCACGCTCAATTGCAATTTCGTTTTCTTTCATCCACTCTTCTACAACATAGTTCATGTATGCGTCAACCTTTTCAGTCAACTCATCACGAGCAACATTGATTTCTTCAGCGATTTCTTGTGTCTTTGCAGACTCAATTCTTTCGACTTCAGAACGAAGTTTAGATTTAACAGCGGCTTCAAAGATTGTCGCTGCCTTCTCTTTGAATTCTTCTGATAGTTCTTCACCGTCTGTAAGAGCGGTAACATCTTCAGAAACATCAACTTGTGAAAGACGGTCTTCAAGAGTAGATTCGTCAACCTGTGACTCTTCTTCTTTTTCCATTCCGTAACCTTCACCGTTACACATTGCTTCGTATGCTGCTTTGAGTTCAGTTGCTTTCATGCCTTCCATTTTCTTCTGCATTTCGGCTTTCATCATCTCTTTAGTCATACGGGCTTCTTCTAGTTCTTCACCGTCATGGTCGACTTGGTCGCCTGCGGCAAGAGGTTCTTTGATTTTAGTAGCGGTGTCATCGCCTCCAGCATCCTTTGCACCCTTAGTCTGAGCGTCAGATACCTTTTTCGTTGCTTTCGCAGCGTCTGGGCCTTTCTTCTCTTCTGGGTCAACAACGGCTTTGCCAAGGTCTTGAACTTCACCCTCTACCTTTTCCATTGAGTCACCTTTAACAGCACCCTTCTTAGGGGCGTCCTGTGCAGCTTCTTCAAGTTCTGCTTGAACTTCCGCTTCCAGTTCCTCAATTGTCTTGTCTAGTTCTGACATTGGGATTTCTCCTTGAGTTGTTTTATTAACATATTTATAATGATTAAAATTTTGACAAAAACTTGGCGAACGCTAGAGCGGAAACATTTGCCTGTTTCTTTCTAACTGCTTCGTTAATGTCGTTTTTGATTTCTGAAACCTCTACTTCTTTCAAGATTCCATTGTTCCACACCCATTCCTTTCCTTCCATAATTCCTTCAACGAAGGCTTGAGGTGCAGAAGGGTCTGCAACAATATCTGCCGCAGTGGCAAGATAAAAATCATCCTTCACATAATTTGCACCACTTCTTGACTCCAGTGAACCCATACCTCTTGAAGAGACACCGAGTTTACCACCGTCATTAATTAGTGCTTTCGCAATTTCCCCCATTGGAGTAGAGAGCAGTTTCGCCTCACCAATAAAGTTCTTTCCATCCGCTTCCAGTTTTGTAATCATGTGCGATACTCTGTCAAGATTGACAGTTGGGCCCTCTGGGTGTCCAAGTTCCCCAAACGCACGACCTTCAGCAACAAATTCTTTGTTATAACGAGCGACTTCTTTTTCAAGAACGCCCATTGGGTAGACACGACCATTACGGTTTTTCATGTCTGCCTGCATAAAGATTCCACGAATCTTCATTTCTTTACCATCACCTTTTTCTTCAGTGATGTATTCTACTTCTTGTATCTGTTCTGCAATAAGTTTCATGTTAGAATCCCGCCGCTACGATATGTGTTCCATACAGTGATGTTGCACCACGCAATCCCTCGCCAGGATGTAGGTGGACAACAATACCAGCACCGGCACCAACATAGATTGTGCCTAGATTGGCATCATCATCTGCATTACGAACAGTAACCGTTTGTGCAGAACCAGTGTTAAATACCCACACAGCGCCAGCGTCAGTAAACTTTGTAGTTCCTGTTGCGAGTGCGGTTGCTGTTCCTTTTACTTGCATCGTAGTTTCCTTTATATTGATAATACTTCTCTTTCAAAGTAGTCCATCAACGCCTTTGGCGGAACATTCCACTTCTTTGAAACATTATTTATTGTTTTGTCAAAAGTATTTAGGAAATTGTTTGGCTTCGCATCCATTTCCTTGAATATCTCATCCACAGCCTTACGCAT